AGAGCCGCTGTTGTTGAAGACCTGGGCGACGGTGCGCTGACCGACAAGCAGGTTGACGGTGCCGGTGAGGCCGAGGTCAAGGGTGCCAGATTCGATATCCCACGTTAGGCGGCCCGGCGCGGGCACATAGCTAGTCGTGGTGTTGAAGTCGATGTACTGGACGTTGGTGAGGAAGTCGCCGTTGCGGTTAGCCTTGGTCGAGACGACCGCATTGATGGAGGTGATGGCTGCGCTGTTGACGGAAGTGGCAGCGGAGACGGCAGCCATCCGGATTTCGAGAGCCGAGACATCAGCGTCAAGAATGGCGACGGTGGAGGTCAGGGCCGCAATAGCGGAGACGTCACCGATAATGGAGATCACAGCTTCTAGTGCGGAGACACGAACAGTAAGGGAAGATGTAACTGCATTAATAGAAGTGATGGCTGCCGAGTTAGTAGAACCTGTAGCGGACGCCGCGCTCACACGAATTTCAAGTGCGGAGACGGTGTTGTTGATGGAAGTGATGGCAGCAATGTTGACGGAAGTTAGAGCGGAAACGGCAGCAACTTGAATTTCAAGCGCGTTTAGGTCATTGGTAAGAACATTGATTAGGGAGGTTTCGGCGCCAACCTGATTTGCAATGTTAGTGACTTGAGTGGCGAGGGCCGATACAGCCGGCGCCAAAGAGACAACAGCGAAGGCGGCAATGACCGAAACGGTGGTCTGAAGGGTGCCGCCGTTTTGCACGATGGGAACGAGTTCCGCGCCGGTCAGCGGGCCAGCCGTCGTCAGTTCCGAAATTTTCTGGGCCGTTGCCATCTTACATTCTCTCCATTAAAAAGGCTTTGCGGGCCACCTAATAGCCCAAGGAAAACCCGGCTGGCCCGGAATATCACGAAGGCCCTGCCTGTATGCTTTCCACGCGGGATCATTTGCGAAAGCGGAGTCTACAGTCTGCGTCCAATCGCAAGCGGCAAGGCGCGCGTCACGTTCGACGCGGACGGCGATGGCACACTGTGCGGTACGAGCCGAAATTTCGGAAGCTGTTGCCTGCGTAACCGCCCACGTTTGCGTCCACTTCCCTGCTTGGTTAGTAGGGGAACCTTCCACTACATTCTTAGTGTGGTCAGCGAGAGGCTTGGTGGTGGGCGCAACAGGGAAAACTTCGTAAGACGCAAGCAGCGCATCTAAAAAAGATTCCGGAAAGGAAACTTGAGGATTATCCGCTTGCAAATCCCCGATACTGTACGGGTACTTTTGGATAACGCCTTGATGTGTTTTGACGTACATGGTTTCCTCACGCATTCACTAGATAACAACCAAGTTCATGTCTACGTTGGTTGTAACACTGGGAGTAAACGTAAATGTTCTTGCCCCCGCAACGGCCGGATAGTAAGTTGCCGTAGACAATTTGAATTGTCCGGCAATACCCGTGGTTGCTCTTTCGGTAGTATTTGTCCAGCTTACAGAAGCGGTATCTGAGCAATAGCCGGCAGCGAGAGTTAACTGACCAGTCGTAAGCGTGCGTGTAATCTGAAAAGGAGGTGTAAAGCTGCCCAGTCCCGTAAGAGAAGGACTGAATGATCGGGAGGTAGCTACAGAATAAACATGCACAACACAATGATCTGAAGTGCCTGCCCCAGAAAAAGTAATACTAATATCACCTAGAGCGGTTGTTGCATCCGCTATTGAAAAATAAGATAGGCCCCTGTATATCGGGGGTACATTAGTAATAAATGCCCCCTGCGTTTGCATAGCTTGCCCGGCCAACGTAGCAGAAGGAGCTTGAGGGGAAGCAGCATTGTTTAAGCGAAAGCCCACCACAATAAAAATGCGGCGCCCATAAAAAGTTGACCCCAAATTAACATTAGAAAATGTAAATACTTTGGGAGATCCCGTTGTTTGGGACTGGCTTAGAGCCGTGACAAATACGATTTCATTACCAATCGTGCGCGCTGCGGCAGCAGTCCGAAGTTTGCGTGAAAGCATTAAGCAACCGCCCCTACGGCAGCGCCGTAGACCTGCGTGCTTACCTTCCAGAACTCAATGACCGTAAATCCCGATGTGGAAAGGATAGGGGCCGTACCGCCTACCCACACAACGCCACCCGATCCCCATGTAGCGTCAGTCCACGTTAGGGTGAATCCCGCGCCGTCATTGACCATGAGGGTTACGCTTTCGCCGGCAGCGAAATTTGTAGCCTTCGGCGTGCGACTGGCGCCCAACGTAACAAGCTGAATGCTGCCATTGCCCGGATCAACCTCGAAAGCAGCCCCATCAGTAATGGTGTGTACGTCCTCAAGGATCGTACCCGTGATAGCCGGATCAGTAAGGATCGGACCCGAAATTTGAGACAGGGTTGCCCGCCGAGAACTGCCTCCCTGATTAATCTCAAACTGATCGGTCGTAGTAACACTGACAGCAGCAGTTAGCTGCGAAATCTTGAAAGTGGGCATTTACAAAGCTCCACGCTTTAGCGCACAAGTATAGCATACATTGACAATACAGTCAAGGTATAGAAGCCCCTGTGAAGGGCGGAGAGGAGGGGATTAGTCGTCGTCTTCATTTGCTGCAACCTCGTCTCCAAAGACAGCATCGAACGCAGTATCGACGAGGCCTTTGACTAGAGATCGGGAGAAGGGTACTGCTGTAACCCCGAAAGAGACGTCATCTTCCCACGCAATTAGGACGGCGCGGGGAGACTTAGCTAGAATCTTAGCTACGGTTTCTAGGACACGCCGGTCCAGTTCGGCAGAATCCGTAAACTCCTGCATAAGAGCTTCCCGCGAAGCGGACATGGCGCGGGCTACTCGTCAAGTTCGTCAAGGAAGTCCTCGAAAGCGTCGTCTTCGTCGTCATCATCGTCGTCAGCCTCGGCCGCCTCCGCGATTTCCTTGATAAGGTCGGCGGCAGCAGCCTTAGCGTCCGCATAGTTGGTGATCTCGAACTCTTCCATGTATTCGAGGTCGTCTCCACCGTCAGTAACGGTGAAAAGCCAGGCTCCGTCTTCGTATTCCACCGTAAATTGCATAGCAGAGTCCTAAAAAAGAAGGGGTCCGCAGGAATATTAACCCACGGACCCCCATAAATCAAGCTCTGTTTGTGCGGAGGGCTACTGCCCTAAGAACCTGCCGCCTTTCCTCTTCAGTAAACCCTCTCCATCCAGCAATTTCTTCAACAGTACGCCTGCAACCAGCACAATAGCGACTGTCAGGGGGACCAACCAGATAACATTCTCCACGACAAGGGCTCCTTGCGTCAGCGGATCGGGCAAGCGCCGGTCGCACACTCGCTTCCGGTGTCAATTTCGTACTCCTGCTCGTCAATTTCAGCCTGCTGACAAGGCACACACCCCGTTTCAAGCGGAAAAATCGTATCCGCGTAAGCCTTAAAGACCTCCTCGTCCACAACTTCAAGGGGCAAGTACAGGTAGCCGAGGTCCTTGGCGGTCTTGGTGGGGTCCGTACGGTACAGGAAGCTCACGCCAACGTAGTAATCCCAGTTTTCGTGCAGCCAATCCACGATAGCCGGAGCTTCTTCCGGGCTGTAGCTGATGGTGACGGAGCAATTGTGGTCCACGTAGTTGTCCATCAGCAGCTTATAGCGGTCAAGCTGGCTGACAGCCGGCTCCAGATTGACTTCCTTGCCATCAACGACGTCGAACTTGACGTTTTCGTAGGCGACAGGGAACGTCACCAGCACCGCATCGGGGCTGGAAGGGTCCTGAAAGACGCGGTAGTTGGCGGCAATCAGTTGCTCGACGTACGGATCATGCTTACTGAACCGCACATTGTTGAAGATGTACTTGCCCAGCGGCTTGTGGACGCCTTCGGTGGTGTCCATAATCTTGGACAGGGTGCCCGACGGCTTGACAGTAGTGACCGCCTTGGGACGCGGCAACTTCAGTTCGTCGGCCATACCCTCCGCACCAGCCTTGACGCAGGTCTTCAGAATCTTCCAAGCGTCTGCATCGTCGCCATGCTCCCACTCAGCGACGCCCGTAATGCCCACGCCGCACAGACGCAGGAACTCATTGTTTTCATGCCATGCCCGCTGAAGCACACCGTCCACCAGATTGACGCAGGTCTGGCGGTAGTTGGCGCGGGCCAGTACCGTAGCCGCCCGCCACAGGTTGGCAGTGTCGGCGCCATTGAAGCGGCTCAGATTGATTTCAACAAGGTTACAGAAACCCTTGTTGGGCAGGAGGATTTCGGCGCAGGGATTCACGCCCGATATCCACGGGGCGCGACGCTTGCCTTCCACCATGTTGATGAAGCCAGGCTCAGAGCCGCCCGCTTCCTGCATGAGGTCGAAGAGGCCAGCGATGTCAGCGTGCGTGGGACGCGACTTGAACATCACCGAATTGTTGGATTGCTGGCGGTGGAAGTTGTTGTGAACCCAGAAGTCCTTCTTCGCCTTTGCAAATTCAACCCACTCAGGATCGCCAAACGGAACCAGTGCAATCTCCGCCGAACGGCGTGAGGAGAGGGTCGTTCCGAGATGGTTGAGTACATCGAGAATGTCGATGCGGGTAAGAAGTCGGCCTGCACGCGCATTAAGTACTTGTGCAATGCGTTCGAGGGCGGGCGCGAAAGTCTCGTCGCCACTCGAAATCCAGCCGTACCCCGAAAGACGCTCGCCGGCCGGACGAATCTGCCCGAAGTCAAGTCGAAGCACATCAGCCTTCCGCTTACCCGCGAGCACTTTACCCACGGATTTCGCCCACGCTTCGGCGCTGTCGCCAATACTAATTGTCCAGACAGTCTTCCCGTTTTCCTGCGTGTATGTCTCGACATTGGTTTCGCGGCCCTTCTTCTGCTCAAGCTTCGCCCGCTGGCTACGGACAAGCTCGACTTCCATGGGCACCGTAAAGCCGTTGAGAGTGCCGACGACCGGCTCGAAGCCGACGCCACAACCCTGCAACAGCAGCCAGAACGCATCCACGACGTCGTGGACAGTCTCGACCTTGGTGAAGGCGCAGTTGAACATGGAGGCTTCGCGCTTCTTGGCGACGTCCGTGCCGCCTAGCCACAGCGTCCGACCGGACACAGACCCGGCGCGCGACAGCAGGATGCCCCGCAGTTCTTCCAGTTCTTCTTCCTGCTTGATGTTGAGGGGCTGGTCGCCCAGAGCCCGCTGCCACAGCCAACGCTGATGACTGACCACGCGGCCAACGATGTCGTCCCAAGACTCAAAGCCGCCACCCGGCAGAGGCCTCGAATAGGTACGCCTAGTTATAGTAGCGGCCCGCGCAGAGGGGGCTTTTGTAACAGGATAGTTATTCATCGGGATTGCGTTCCTTATAATGGTGAATGCGATGACAGTTAGCACAAAGCAGGATAGTCTTGGCAAGTTCTTTTTGGACGTTTTCCCAAGAATTATTTGCGGGAATGCCCTTGCCTTTTATTCCCTTTGACTCAGGATTTACGTGATGAAAGTCCATAGCTGAATGGTGAAAGCTTTGCTGACAAGCAAAACATTTACCACCTAATTCCGCTATAGCCCGTAACCTATTTTGTAAATGGTGTCGGCGTTGGCGCGTGCGACGTTTTTCTTTAGAGGCGGGCAACGCTTCTGCTTTTCGTTTACTTTCTTTAATTCTATCAGGATGGCGTTCTCTAAATCGCGCTTGAGCTTCCGCTCGCTGTTTCCGTAATTTAAGAACTACGGGGTCAACTGTACTAGGCTCGTTGTCAGCGGACAAGAGAACGCAAGCTCCTGATGGGGTGAACTACCACTATACCAAAGGCAAAGCGGAATTTCTAGTGGATCAACTCGTCAGCTTCGGCCTCAAGACGAACCCGACGGACAGAGCCTTCGGGGTTCTCGGCAGCTAACAACCGGAGGATAAAGCCAATGCCTTCCGGTGTGTAGCCCCGCTTGAACAACTTAGCCACGATCTCTTCGATGTCAAGCATGGTCGGTGAGCGCCTTCCAAGAGTAGGGATACAGTTCAGCCAACTTGGGCCCGATCTTCTCGACGATCTCGCGGGTTTCGCGCTGGGCATCCGGCTTGACCCGCAGACCCCACACGCGCGCCCAACCCAGCAGGCTGCCCGTCCAATGCCACTCAGTATACATATTTTGGGGCAGGATCATGCGGGCCTGTTCCGCACAGCAGCCTTCCGCCACCAGCCGCTTGTAATCCCATACCAAGGAGCGGGCAGCTACGTCGATGCGTTCGGTGATGCCGTACTTGTCCTCGAAGGCTTCGTCCGTGCTGCCCTGCTTGATGTCGTCAGAGCCCTTGCGCCACTGGTGGGGCCAGTACAGTTCCGGCGTACCCTTGACGTAGCGGCGGCTGATTTCCGACCACACAAAGCCCACCTGGTGCTTCCCCAATTGACGAGCCACAAAGATAGGGGCCTTGAAGTGGAAGCTGATATGAGGGTGGGCGAAGGGCAGTTCGTGCTTGTGGCGGGCCAAGAAGGCCAGCAGGCGGGCGTCCTTGTCGGGACGGAACTCCTGCACTTGCTTGCCCATTGAAACTCTAGCGGCGTTGACCACCGAGAGATCGGAACCCATGTGATCGAGATAGGTGACTTCCACTGCCAACCTCCTGTGCTGCGTGGGAGAACCTATATAGCGTGAGGAGGGGTGGAAGGCAAGGGTTAATGGGTGCTAGGGGATACAATAAGCGCGTTAACGTATTCGGAAGCACTCATTAGGGGGCCGCTACGCGGGGGACCCGGAGGGGAATCGAGGGTGTTGCAAAATTGCCACACTTGAAATTCCCTCTTGACTATATTATATATAAGTCTACCTTGCCAGAGGTGCGCCCATTTTCCTAATTAGCTTGGTGAGTGGTGAGGAAGTGGGCAAAGGGGTTGGGCTCCAAATAGATCCTCACCGCTTCCTCACCCTACCGGCGACCCCTAAGTCATTGATATTAAAGGAAATGGTGAGCGGTGAGGAAAGTGAGCGTCTTTTCCAACTTCTTTTATATATTGTCTTTCTTTCTTTATTAGAAAAGTAGACCCTCACCTTTCTCACCACGCTCACCGGCGGGCTTACGCCCTTGATTTAATTAGCTTTTTTGAGGTGAGGATCTGGTGAGAATCTGGTGAGAATCTCCCGGCGCCCTTCCGGGCCGCCCGGTTGTTGTTAACGGAAAGGCGTTTCATGAGCCACAAACTCGGTTGTCGCTAACCGGCGAGACGCAAATCTGTTGTAGGGATACCGTCGTTGCGAAACCGAAATGATTATAAGGGCTGGGCGCCGGGTATAGTTATGGTGTTAGATGGTTAGGAGGGGCCTGTCAAGGGGAATTGTGGCAGAAATGGGGCCAACTCCAAAAATACGCGCGAATTTGGTAGGGGCATTCTGACTACAACAGCCACCGGCGCACATTTTCCAGCCCCCCTGTGGCCTACCCCTTCCGCAAACAGATCGTTCCGTATGCGACCCGTCTGCTGGCTAGGCAAACATTCCTAGCGCCAGGCAAAGCTTCCTAGCTGTAGGACGGAATGCCTGGTCGCCCCGACGCCGATAGGCATATGTTCCTGTCAAGCCCCGGCAATGCATAGCTGTTATGTTTTTCTGGGCGGCTTATGTCTATATGTAGTGGTTCAAGGGGCGCATAGGCACAAGATGTAGATAGGTAAGCACTACTGTCCCATTCCCGCCCAAAGTAACCACCCAGTTACCTAGCCTTCCCCCATTGACAGCCCCGCCACCCTCACCTACGCGCGCCCCCGCGCCCCCGCGCGCACAACTATAGCTCGCGCGCACGCACGCCCCTCCCGCCATGCACTCCCCGCATGCCAGCCATGCAAACAACCTGGTGCACACATTCCGCAATCCGGGGTTTAAGCCTTTTTACCGGCAGGGCATCCCGCCCCGCCCCCAGCATAGAAGGCCCCGCCCCTATGTCCCACGTCATTATGACCATCTACGGCCCCAAGGGTCGCCAAACCGGCTATTCAGTTCTGGACATTGCGCAGCAAACGCATGTCATCTTCAAGAATAGCGCCTATTCCCATAACTGGCGGCGCGCCAAGGCTGCAGCGGAAGAATACTGGTCTGCTTGCGTCATTAGCGCCTAACATTCCGGCTTCCGGGGGGCTTGCTCCCCGGTTCCCCGAACGCTAGCCTAGTGTTCGCCCGCAACCCCTAGCATAAGGCTTTCCTTATGTCCGCCTTGCCATCCGTCCTCGCCATTGCCGTTTCCTCCAATGACAAGCTGGGGCCGATCCCTGCCACCTATTCGTCCTCCCACACATGCCCCCCGGCTTGCCCTTTGCAGGCTTCCGGCTGCTATGCCGACGCGGGCTACCATACCCGCCTTGCGTGGGGCCGTGCTGACGGACGCGGCAACCAAAAAAACGTCCTCACATGGGACGCTTTCCTCGTATGGGCCGCGCGCCTCCCCGCCTCGCAACGTTGGCGCCATAACACGGGCGGCGACTTGCCCGGCGAGCGCGATCGCCTCAATTCCGAAGCGTGCTGGGCCATCGCCCGCGCCGCTTGCCACACGGACCCTATCATCTTCTGCCATTACCCTATCCTCGCCGAAGACGTCCGCGCCGCCTCTGGCGAGGAATCCGAAGCCATTGCACGCCATAACCGGATCACCCTTCGTGGCATGGCGTTCTACGGCGTGACCGTTAACATCTCCGCCAATAGCCCCGAACATGCGGGCCGTATCCGCGCCGCCTACCCTGAATTCCCCGTTGCCATGGTCGCCGATCTCGCCGAAGGTGAGCGCCATACCCTTACCCTCTCCAACGGAGACAAGGCTATCACTTGCCCCGCCACCCTGAAGGGTAGCGTCGTAACGTGCCAATCCTGTGGCCTCTGCGCTTCCAAGGCGGCGTCCGTTCGCAAGGCTTCCGTCATCTTCCCCGCCCACGGAACCGGCGCAAAGAAAGCCCGCGTCGTGGTCCGGCGCTCCGCCACCATATCCTAACCCCTAATCCGGCCCCTCGGGGCCGGGCCTCTCATGCCACCTTCACACGGGGTGGCAGCAGATGCCCGCAACGGAAAGGAATCCGCTGTCATGATGAACATGCACGAAGCATGCGCCGCCATCGTCGCCAACCGCCACGAAAAGGCGCTCAACTATGCGGTTCACTACGCCTACGCTGGCATGCACATGACGGGCGACGACGCCCGCGTGCAAGCCATCTACATCTTGAACAACATGTCCCGGTGGCGCGGCCCCACGGCCAAGCTTGTGCGCGAGAGCCTGCGCGCCATCGCCAAGTAACCGAAACGATCCGGAAAGGAACCGATCCCATGAAGTATCGCCCTGCCATCGCGCTTCCTGCATCGCCCGCCACCTACCAAATCGGCCAATGGTTCAAGCGGCCAGACGGAACACTGGCGCAATATGTCGGCACCAGAATGATTCCCTCTGGCAAGGTCGTGCCCCACTTCTGCGACGTTACGCCGGGGGAAACCTTCACGGCCCGCACGCAACGCTTCGCCCGCGCGCGATGGCACCTTGCCTATCGCCATGGCGATGTAGTAACACTCATCAAGCGCGCACCTAGCAGCGTCGATGACGCTACGCTTGGCAAGCTAGTCCGCGCCGCAGTAGCCTGACACAACCCTTGCAACGGGAGCCGTTGTCCATGCTTTCCCATGCCCTTACCATCCAAGCCACACGCGATTGCGCCAATGCGCTCAAGCGAGCGCAAGCGTGGGGCCGTGCCTGCCGCTATGCGGATCAGGATATCATGGCGGCCCGCCGTCGCGGGGACAAGGCAGCCGAGGCCCGCCACCTGTCCGAATACCAGCGCGCCTTCCGAATGCAGCAATACCATGCGGCACGCTATGAAAGCCTGCGCGCCCAACTAGGCTGACGCATCCGGAACGAAACGCAACCGTAAGGAACCCTATCATGTCTGAACACAAGCGAGAAGACGCCACCCTTGCCATGCGCGAGGCGTTCGAGGCGGCGGAACAGGTCGCGATGCTGATGGATCGCCATTGGGGCGACGCGGGCGATGATGCTGACATGATAGAGGAGTGGCGCTATACGCTGGAAAGGCTTGCCGCCCAGATCAAACGGGAGATCGGTGAGCCGCGCATGAGACTGTCCGGCGGGGGGCTTGTGCCCCGGCCCCGGACCTGATCGGACGCAATGGCCTCGCAAGGGGGCAAACTCTAAGGGGAGGATGAGACGATGCATGGACGGGGGCCGGTGGTGAAGCTGCCGCACACGAAGGCTGTGCTACTGGAGCGGGCACAGCGGATACGCATAGCAGCTATGCGTGCGAAGCATGAGGTCGCCATCCTGCGAAGCGGGGTGCAACTCAGCGGGGGCAGGACTGGAGGGTCCGCAAGGGCGCTGGAGGCGAGGGCTAATGCGTGGGAGGCGAAGGCGGATCGGCTGGTGAGGGAGGCGATGGAGATGGACGAGGCTTCCTCACCGGGGGATTCTCACCGCCGATCCGCATAAAGTCTAATGATATCAAGGGGTTAGCGTTGCGCGGGTGGAATGGTGAGGGAGTGAGCGTCGATGTCGGGAAAGTTCTATATTTCTTTCTCTTTCTTTATAGGAAAGGGGTCGCTCACCATGCTCTCCACGCTCACCAAGGGGGTGAAGCCCTTGATATTGCTGGGTTTTTGCCGGTGAGAATGCGGTGAGAATCCGGTGAGAAAGGTAGGCCCCCGTTGCCGGCAGGTAGAAGCACAGACGGGTGGCAAACTATCAGGAGACTACATAATATTCTAGGTTGACTAGGAAATCAAGTTGGGATCAACTGTCGATGGGCTTACGCCCTGCACATAGGAGGAAGGACATGGACCCCGATCCGGGTGAGGTGTTGGATGCCGCAGCAGATGCCTGCGGCTGGACGCCAGAAGACAAGTTGCTGGTTTGCCTTGGCTACATCGCAGCGGAGGGGCGGGCCGCCCGCTTAGACTTCGCCGTCTACGTTGCCACGGTGCAGGCCGAGGACAAGGAATGGAACGTGCTGCCCTCGCTGCACACAAAGGAAGGGCCGCCGCTGTGCTAGAGGATCGCAAGCTCTATGACATGAGGCCGCGCCCCTTCTACATCTTCCCGCGCATCTATCGGGGTGCGCTGGGCTGGTGGTATGTGCGGTGGGGCCGCAAGCTGTGGCTGATTTGAAAGGAGACATGACCATGCCTGTCAGGACCAAGGAACAAGCCGACGCTGCCATCGACCTTGGCATTCAGATCGACTTGTTGTTGGGGGATTTATCCCGTGTGCTGCCTGCCGATATGGCAAGCGTCAGGCACCCGGAATTGTTGGAGGAAATCCATTGGGACCTGACGCAGATCAGGGGGAGGCTGCGCCTGGCGGTGACAGGGGAATACGATGCGGTTTGAGCAGCAGGAGAAGGTGCCCAGCAAAACTTATTTGGGGTGCCGCTTGGTCAGGCAGCTTGACGGGATCGTGAAAGTATGGGCACCTGTCAGGGGCGGGGGCGCTCCCAAGTGGGAGCTAATCCTAGACGCACCTAGCATGAGGCAAGCACACAACTACGTCCACAACACCCGTATCAAAAGAGGATAAGCAGATGCGTATGACGCGAGAACATGAGATGGTGCAGGCCAATGGGCTTGGTGCCGGTGGCGCGTTCACCATTGCCGCCAGCGCCAAGGCTTTCGAGGTTCTGTCTTCCAACCTCTACCAGAACAAGACGCTGGCGGTGATCCGCGAGATCGCCTGCAATGCGGCTGACGCCCATCGTGCGGCGGGTCTGCCGATCAGTAAGATCGCGGTCCACCTTCCGACCTACTCGGAAATGTGGTTCGCTGTCCGGGACTACGGGGCGGGCCTGTCCACCGACGATGTGCTGTCGCTCTACACCACCTACTTCCGCTCGACGAAGGACAAGGACAACTCCCAGATCGGCGGCTTTGGGCTTGGCTCCAAGTCCCCCTTCGCCGTGGCCGACCAGTTCACCGTGACCTCATGGCACGGCGGCACGAAGACCACCTTCGTCTGCTACAAGGAGAACGGCACCCCGCAGGTGCGCGAGACTGGCAGTACGCCCTGCGGTTCCGACACCGGCCTCGAAGTCCGCGTCGCTGTGACCTCTGCGTCGGGCTATCCTACTGTGTGGCAGGCCGAGGCGCACCGCCTGTTCCAATGGTGGCCCGTCGCGCCGAGGTTCAATGTGGCTTTGCCGGAAGGCACCTCGCGGACACGCGACCCGGCCAACATTCTGCTGTCGTCCGATACGCTGGTCGATGGGTTGCCTGCGTGGTCCGTTTATCACACCCTCGACAAGACGGTGGTGATGGGCGGCGTGCCCTATCGGCTGGACCTGACTGCCATCTCCGCCTTCCCCGAGACGCTGACGCGGGTGGTCGACACGCTTGGCTTCCATCTGGCGCTGCCCATTGGGGCGGTGAACATCTCGCCTTCGCGAGAGGCGCTGTCCTACGATCCGCCCACTTGCAAGGCGCTGATCGCAGCCATCGCTGCCTTCGCCAAGCATCTAGTCGCGGAGACAGAGGCACTCGTTGCCAAGCAGCCGACGCTGGCCGCTGCGCGCGAGCTTCTTTACGGGGCAGGCAACAAGGGCCTGTCGTCCATCTATGCCAAGCTGACCATCAACAATGCGACGATCCGGTGGAGGGGACAACCTGTTCACCGACAGGTGACGCTGGACCTGACCACCTTCTCGACGTTTGGCAAGATGACCAACTACGAGAAGCGTTCTTACTGGACTAACTTCAGGACCGGGGCAGTCTTCGACAATACTGTAACGCACAGTTACTTCCAAGCCTCCACACTTGTAGTTGCATGGGTTGCGAAGGTGACGAGCAAGACTTACCGCACCCTCGAGCACAACTATAACAGGATCAAGCATGCTCATCCCGGCGGGCAATCTACTGACATCTACATTCACCTGTTCCACGGTATGCCCTACGCCGAACTGGTGGTGCGCTGTGAGCAGCTTGGTATCCCCAAGCCGATCAATGCGGACACCGATCTGGAGGAAGCCCCGTCCAATGCGGCGGCATGCAAGACCGGGCGCGTCCACTCGACGCAATACTACACGATGACCCCCAGCGGGACGCGCTTCGACCGGGAGTTGCAGACGGGCACGCTCGACCTAGCAGGGGGTGGCATCTACATTCCCATGTGGGAAGGCAAGATCCATTCCGACTACCGGGAGGTGGCAAGCCATTGCGCCGGGCTGCTGACTAACGGGTGGATGACCAAGCTGCGGGTCATTGGCATCTCGAAGACCAAGCTGAAGGACAACAGCAAACTGGTGAAGGCGCTGGCTGCTCACGGCTGGTATGTGATGGGCAAGACGGTAGTGCAGGACAACATTCTGGTGCCCGAAATCCAGAAGGTTGCCGGGCAGGTGACATGGGCGAGCTTCCGACTGGAGATTGGTGGCGCACGCCAGTCTATTCTGATCGACGGTATTCGCAGGACAGATAAGGGTAGCCCGTGGCCCGGCTTTGCTCCCCTCTACGCCCTGATGAAGCCCCTCCTCAATAACCTGACTACACTCAGCCCCGTGGTTTCGAACTATTACACCTATACACAAAAGGCTGCGATGGAGATTGTGACGGCGCAGCAGGCCGCCGAGATTGCCAAGGGGTGCGCGCCTGTTGACGAGTTCGAGAAAGTGTGGCAAGGTTTTGTGGCGCAGCACCCGCTGCTCAAGTATATCTGGACCAGGGCGCCGATTGACGGTGTTGCTCTGACCGACTACCTCAACCGCTAATCCAAGGAGAAGCAAGCTATGATCCCGTTCATTCTCAAGTCCAACTCCCTGTCGATGTTCCCGCCGGGCCGCGATCCGGTGGTGATCGACACCTCGCATATCAACTTCGCCTCCGTGGTCGAAGCCCTCAAGGCTGGCGACTATGAGGGGGCGCTCGAACAGGCGTCTGTCAAGGGCTTCGTCGAGAAGGCGACGGGCGGCAACGTCACGGTGTCCGACGATGGCGTCACTTACAAGGGCGGCGAGATCACCGGCTACCTTGCCGACAAGTTGATGCTGTTCTTCCGTGAGGGTCTGCCGGTCGAACACTATTGCAAGTTCCTCGACAACCTTATGTCGAACCCGTCGATGACTAGCCGCAAGGAACTGTTCCTGTTCCTCGAAGCCGCAGACCTTCCCGTCACGGAGGACGGTTGCTTCATGGCATACAAGACGGTGCGTTCCGACTATCGGGACAAGCACTCCGGTCGCTTCGACAACTCGCCTGGCCAGATCTTGTCGATGCCGCGCCATGATGTTGACGATGACCGCAATGCAACGTGCAGCTACGGCTTCCACGCTGCGGCCTACGAGTATGCCAAGAACTTCATGGGTGGTGCGGGCGACCGGATGGTTGCGGTCAAGATCAACCCTGCCGATGTGGTGTCGGTGCCCTCTGACTACGGCAATCAGAAGCTCCGCACTTGCCGCTACGAGGTGATGTTCGAGGTGCCTGGCGCTGCCGATATCTTCAAGGGCAAGGCCACCTACACCGACGACACCGACGACATGGAACTGTCGCAGGAGGAAGCTGACTACCTGTTCTGGCTTGGCGACAGCATGGACGACAACGGCGTCGCCTAATGTGAATGGGGAGGGTGGGCTTCGGCTCCCCTCCCTACCTTTCCGGAGACAGGAAGATGACCGATACCAATGCGATTGATATACCTGCTGCTGGGCCTGTGGATAATCCTTCTGTTCTGACCCGCCTGACTAGGGCACAGGTCTTCGCCCGTGATCCCGAGGAAACCACGCAGGAAGACATCGACTTCATCGTGGCCGAGCTTCGCAAGATCAACGAGCGTAACCGCAAAGCCCGCCGTGACGACGAAGCTGTGGCTGCCGGTGCTGCCAAGCTGAAGAAGACCAACGCTGCTGCCAAGAAGAAGAAGGCTCCCCTCCCCGCCGACATTCTGGACGCCAAGCTATGAATGACATCGTAGAACGCCTGCGCGAAGGCGTCTTTGGCACCGACGAAACGAAGACCGACGCGGTGATCCACTCGCACATGCAAGCCGCCGCCGACGAGATTGAGCGGCTGCGGGCGGAGTGTCAGCGCCTCGCAGGCGAAGTGAGCCGAGCGCACAAGGACGCGCTGGGCTGGATGCAGAAAGCTGCTGCGGCGCGGCGCGAGGGGATCGAGGGGGCGGCGAAAGTGTCGGCCGACGCAAAACGGCAATGGCTCATGCAGTCGCAGCGCCAACCGCACCAGCTTCCGGCAGCGCAGGCCGCAGCAGCGATTGAAGCCGAAATCCGCGCGCTGCTGGAGGACAAGTGATGTGGAGGCGAGCCGTGACTGACATCGTGGAGCGGTTGCGAAATGTCGCAGTCCTTGAATGGTGTGAACCGATGTGTGTGGAAGCCGCCGACGAAATCGAGCGGCTGCGGGTCGAGCGCGATATGTGGCGGCAGGAGAACCTAAAGAAGCAGATCGCCTGCGAGCAGATGGGCGCTCGCATCGTGGCGCTGGAGGCTGAGGTGGAGAAGCTGCGGAAGACAGTTATCGCAGCACGGAGCGGGGGAGTTGAAGCGGCGGCAGCTGTTGCGTCCAAGCGTGCAGCCTCACGCCATAGCACAGTGGAGCACTGCCACTCCGACCGTTCCAAGAAGCACATGCAAATCCGAGCCGACGAGGCTGGGCAACTGGTCGCGGATATCCGCGCGCTGCTGGAGGCCGAGCGTGATGTGGCGCGGCGCGAGGGGATTGAGGCGGCGGCCCTTGCAGCAGCAAACTACCAACTAAACAACGACGGCTGTGTTGCCGCCATCCGCGCGTTGCTGGAGGACAAATGATGTGGGGTTTGCTTATTATTCTGGCAGGTTCGCCTATGCCGCAGCCGATTACTTGGCACATGTCGCAGGAGGCTTGTCATCAGCAGGCTGCTGTCGAGGTGATGCACGCTGTGGCAACGGGGCGTGAAGTGGCGTATGTCGAATGTCGGTCCTACGTTGTGCTGCCGGGCCGGTCCCCAGCTAGAACGGAGGTTCAACGATGAAGCTGACCAACAAGTTAAGACTGCCCGAGGTTGTGGCAATGGCAGTTGCCAACGATTCCTATACGAAGGGCGACGCCGATATTTCGGTGACGGAGTTGCTGAGTCCGCCGCAGTTGAGGAAGTTGAAGGTCGCACACTACGATGAGCTTGAGGAGGATGTGGCGGATCGGGTGCCGTCGCTGAGGGGCCAGGCTTTCCATGTGATCCTAGAACGGGCGGCGCTTGGCAACCCGGATATGATGATCGAGAAGACTGTGTATTCGGAGTATGGCGGGTGGAAGATCAAGGGCCAGATCGACCATGTGCTGTTGTCGTCCGGTGAGTTGTTCGACTTTAAGGAGACGACAGCGCGCAAGGTGAGGGGCGGTGTGCTGCCTCGCGAGTGGGAACAACAGACCAACATCTACCGGCGTATGCTGCACCGCGAGAAGGGTATTCAGATTGGGGCGATTGCGGTGTTCGCGTTCCTGCGGGACTGGACGAAGCGGGAAAGCAAGCAATCGCAGGACTACCCGCAGGCTCCGGTCGTCAGGCTGGAGGTGCCGGTGTGGACTGACGATCAAGCTGATGCGTTCATCGAAGAGAGGGTGCGCCTGCACCAGATGGATGAGCCGGCGGCCTGTAGTGAGGAAGATGTGTGGGCCAAGCCCGACAAGTACGCGGTGATGAAGCGAGGCAACGTCAAGGCGATCCGCGTTTACAACAATGCGTTCGATGCGGAACTTCACGCTGGACAATCGTCAGCTTTCTATGTAGAGCATAGGCCGGGCGAAGCCGTCCGGTGCCAAGACTGGTGCCAGGTTTCCCATCTGTGTCCGCAGTGGGCGGGTGATCCCCGTAACCAACGGGTGCAATCTGTAGAGGAGAGCTTGTTCAATGCCCAAGTTTGAAGCGGCCAAGCTGCCACCCCGTATCCTGATCTGCGGCGAGCCCGCAGCAGGTAAGACGGGGGCACTGGCCCAACTCGCCAACGCCGGGTACCGGCTGATGATCCATGACTTCGACAGCAACAGCCGCGTCATCGGTTCCTACCTGAAGGCCAATGCGGCTGACGTTTACATCAACACCTATGCGGTGGCGAAGATCACCAACACCAACCTGTTCGCAGGAACGGGCACGGCGACCAAGCAGGCGGTCGATTCGATGCGCGTGTTCTGCAAGATGCTGGAACAGTGGAAGACGCCGACCGAGGATCTTGGTCCGGTGGGTTCGCTGACAGCGAAGGATGTGATCGTGGTGGACAGCGGCACCTTCCTTGGTGAGATGCTGTTGCTGGCCGCGCACGAAGACCCCGAGACGAAGCGGGACTTGCGCTCCCTCTACAACGTAGCCGGTCGCTACTACGGTGCGATCCTCGATCACCTGACCGGACCCAAGGTCGGCGCTTCCGTGATTGTGCTGACGCACATCATGCAGACCGGCGAGAAGGACGATCAGGGTAAGATCGTGGGCAAGGCTCGCGACGTTCCTGTCGGTATTGGGGAGAAGTTCTCGAAGAAGATGCAGACCTACTTCTCTGACATCTGGCACCTTGAGGTGGGGCGCGACGGCAAGCGATCCTTCAAGACGGCAGCTACCGACAAGGCTTCGCTGCGAACCTCCGCGCCCAACGCCATCAAGCCTGTCGAAGACTTCGACCTCGCCTCCATGCTTGACAGGCTGGTAACTTGACGGGATACGGGTGGGTGTTGATTTCTGCCGGGTAGTATGCTATAACGGGCGGTGAGACACAGAAGGGTTTAGTGTATGAATCGTCTAAAGTCCTTGCCGCCCGTTGATGCAGATTGGTTCTGGAAAAAAGTAGAAGTTTCTACTCCAGATTCCTGCTGGCCTTGGAAAAATTATATTACCGAGAGGGGCTATGGAGTATTTACAAAGAAGGGTACTGTCTATCGTGCCCATCGTGTAGCTCTATGGTTGCACTCCGAGCAGGATTGTCCTGAGTTGTCTGTGTGTCACACTTGCGACAACGGTAAGTGTTGCAACCCGGCCCACTTATATTGGGGGACACACCGACAAAACATGCAGGACAAGATTGCGAGGGGACGGGCGAATGGTTTGAAGGGGGTGAAAAATCCCCGTGCCAAACTTGATCCGCAAAAGGTGAGAGAGATTCGTCGCCTTGCAAAAGAGTTGACCACTACCGAACTGGCCCGGCGCTACGGCGTAGATCGCAAGGCGGTTTGGATGATCCTACAAAATATAACATGGAAGGAAATCTCTGACGAAAACACTTGACGCTGCCGCCGGAAACCCTTAGATAGATTCCTGTCCCGTGGTGGACAAAACCTCGAATGGAGAACAAGGCTATGAGCCTTTTTGATGCCGTCATTTCCGAGTCCGCTGTTGAGCGTCCCGCCTTTCGCCAGGCGCCTCCGGGCGATTATCTGGTGATGGTGCAGGCTGCGAAGATTGTGACTGCCAACTCGGGTACGCAGGGTATTGAACTGACTTTCACCCTCAATGACGCAATGCACAATGAGGATATGACTGGGGTGGAGCTTGCGAAGTGTCGGCTCAAGGACGTTCAGTGGGTGTCTGAGAAGACGCTGCCGTATGTGCAGGAGCGCCTGTCCCGCATCACGACTGAGGTGGTGGGTGAGACGCTGCGCGATGCGCTCGACATGCTGCCCGGCAACGAGGTGGTGGTCGCCCTGTCGCATGAGACTGCGAACCGGGACGGCACGCCTCTGAATACGCCGCGCCTCAAGGTCGAGCGTTACTACTCGGTGGACTGGTACACCAACAACAAGAAGGCGGCGTAAGGAACCGGCCTGACACGAACGGGGGAGGGGGCAGTAGCCTTCTCCCCTTTTTCATGTGGAGTGTGCCGTGATCTTCGAGTTCAATTCCACGGAGAGCGTGCCGGCCCATGATCTGAAGCGCCGCATCCTCCAAGTCTTCGCAGATGCAGGAGATCCCATGAAGGAAGTTACATACGACGCCCTAACCAAGCGTGTCGCCGCCCTCGAAGCTGAGATCCAGCGCCTCCGCCGTGCCCTAGAGGAGAAGTCCAATGGAAGCTAGTTTCAACAAGAAGTTCTATCAGTTTGATAAGGATAACCCAAAAGTTTGGGAGCTATTTGTTAGATTTACTTTCGAGCTTATAGCAAAAGGTCGGCAGCGTTACAGTGCCCGTGGGGTATTTCATCGTATTCGCTGGGAGACTGCGCTTACAACTAGCGATCAACATTACAAGTTGAATAATAATTGGTCGCCTTGTTATGCGAGAAAGTTTCATACTATTTATCCGGAGTACGAAGGTTTCTTCTCACTGCGTACAAGCCGGGCTGACGAGGAGATTGAGGATGAAGACATGGATTTGGATTGCACTGGCGGCCCTGATGTGGATGCTGCTGGGAGCGATCATAGGGTCGGCGCTGGCAGCGACGCCGGATAGGCAGCGCACTTGTCTGGCGAAGGCGGTCTACTGGGAGGCGAGGGGTCAGCCCTTCAACAGCCAGATCGCCGTCGCTCAAGTGGTGCTGAACCGGGTGAAGGACGGTCGCTTCCGCCCTGACATCTGTGGCGTGGTGTTCCAGCGGAACGAGCGCGGATGCCAGTTCGTGTGGGTGTGTGCCGGGCTGAACAGGCCCCGCGACCAGAACGCTTGGCGCCGCGCCCTTGTTGTAGCGGAGGTGGCGCAGACCGACTACATCGACCTAGTAGATGGCGCCATCTTCTTTCATGACACCAGCATCAGAAGGTGGCGTCATCTGGAGAAGATTGCTAGAATCGGTGATCTCGTTTTCTACAGGGAGAGGTAAGGTGTGCCGAGCGTATAGCCCGATGGCTAGGCTGGAGATTGAGAGGGAGCGGTGGAAGCAGGAGCATGGTACAGAGATGCCCAAGCCCCAGCCCCGCTCTGCTTTCACCGTGATCGCGCCCACGCAGATGGAGCTTCCCCTCAATGAAGACCGCACTAGTTATTGATTGGCCGTCCATCGACGCCGGCCCCAATGGTGTCATGTCGGAGTGGGAGTGGCAGGTCACACTAGAGTTGATGCGCCTCGCCGGCTTCAAGCCTGACATCATTCGTCCTGCCCACAGCCGGTATGCTGCCAAGTGGACTGACCTGTTCGTGGGTGGCAAGCCTGGCGGCGAACTGGTGCCGGCAGCTAAGGCGGGGCGGGACAAGCTGGTCGAAGAACTGAAGGGCTACGACATCGCGCTGACGCTGGGTCCGCACGCCATGTTCTGCCTGACCGGCGAAACGAAGATCGACACCTATCGGGGCACCCACATTGACAGCCCGTATGTCGAGGGGTTGCAGGTGGTGCCGACCTATGCGCCCACGCTGTATGCTAGGCTGGCGTGGAACGAGCGGCCCGTCGTGGTGTCCGCTATGCGGAAGGCCCAGACGCGGTTCGTCGATAAGCCCCGCACCATCTACCTGCCCGACAATGTGGCCGATCTGTATGCGTTCTCGACCCAGCATATTGGGGACGAGATTGTCTTCGACGTAGAGACTAACAAGGCGTGTCGGATCACGGAGTTCTCGCTGGCAACCTCGTCGTCCTGCTGCCTGTATGTGCAATTGGAGGACAGGAACTTCGCTTCGGTGTGGTCGGAGCAAGACGAACTGGACATCTGGCTGTGGCTCCGCTTCTTGGCACAGCGCCGCGACTTGGCGTGGGGTTTCCATAATGCGACCTACGACTTGACATACTTGGATAAGTATGGCATTCGTCCCCGTGGTCATGTGTTCGATACGATGCTTCGCCACCATGCGTGGCAACCGGAGTGGGAGAAGTCGCTGGGTTTCTTGGCGGCCCTCCATCTGCCGACCCGCGCATGGAAGCACCTGCGAACTCAGGCCAAGAAGGACTTCAACAAAGCTGGGGCACTATGAGTGAAGACGAAGCTGCGCTGAAAAGGTTGTGGGCCAGCGTGATTATCCAGGCGCTGGTCGATGCAACCGTCGAACCGAAGACACCCATAGCCGCGCTGCATAAGAGGCGGGCTAGGGCGTGGCTCACGGTTGAGTATGGGACTACGGCGCAGAACTTCGATGAGGTTTGTTTGGCTGCTGACATTGAACCGTCAAGGGTACGGAACTTCGTGAAGAGTTACGAGGGGCCGCCCTTGACGCTTCATATCCTGTCTCGTATGCGGGACACCTTCCTGAAGGGGAATGCCGGTGCGAACAATCACGGACATGACACCGACTCCTGACAATCAGGAGATCATATATAATGCCCTCGACACCATGCAGACGATGGGCCTCAAGGAAGTCTACGACGGCGGGCTGCTGCCGGATTGGGCGAAGGCTACCCACCAATACAGCGAACTGATGCTGGGTCCGATCATGACCATGATGCGGCGCGGTGTGCAGATCGACACCAAGCGGCGCGACATGCTGGTCAAGGCGCTGGAGGCACGGGCTGCCAAGGTGCAGGCCAACTTCGACCAAGTGTGCGAAGCGTTGTGGGGCACGACCATTAATCACAACTCGACGCCGCAGCTTATCTATATGTTCTATACGTTGTTGGCGATTCCGGAGCAGACCAAATCCAAGAAGGGAGAAACCAAGGTTGGCACAGACCGAGAAATCCTTGAACGGATTGCGAGGGACTATCCGCGCGGAGCCTTCTTCGCGAATCACATCCTCCGTATCCGCGACATTGAGAAGCAGATCGAGTTCCTATCAAAGAAGCTGTCGGCATCCAACCGCTTCCATGCTTCGTTCAACATTGCTGGGACTGAGACGTTCCGACTATCATCCAGTGAGCATCCACTCCGTATCGGGAGTAACCTTCAGAACATTCCGAAGGAAGCCCGCACTTGCTTCGTCGCAGATCCGGGCTATCTACTTTTCTATTCAGATCAGCAAGGCGCCGAAGCGCGTATTGTCGCGTATCTTTCAGGAGACGAGAACTACATCGCGGCCGTGGAAGGTGGCGATTCCCATACGATGGTGGCGTCAATGGTATTTGGGTTTCCGCCCGACCGCGAACTGGCCGAGCGCGAATACTACCGGGGCTATTCATATCGTGATATCACAAAGAAAGGCGCTCACGGTAGCAACTATTACGGCAAGCCTTTCACCCTAGCGCAGCAGATGAAGGTCGAGACTGCGGTGGCCGAGGCTTTCCAGAACCAATACTTCCGCCGCTTTCCGGGCATCTCGGACTGGCATGTGTGGACGGCCAAGCAGTTGCAGACGATGGGCTACCTGACCACGCCCTTCGGCATCAGGCGCAACTTCTGGAACCGGAGGTGGGATGATGCCACGCTGCGGGAAGCCATTGCCTTCATTCCGCAGCACTGCGTCGGCGTGCTGATGAACTTGGGCATCTACCGGATATGGGAGCGGTTCGAGGGTAAGCCCGGTGCTGATGTGCAGATCCTGCTGAACTTGCATGATGCGGTGCTGGGCCAGGTTCGTATTGAGAAGGCCGCCGAGATGTTGCCTCAAGTGTTGGAGTGCCTGCACTTCCCCTTCCCTGTTACGGACATCAAGGGAATTACTCGCGAAATAGTTATTCCATTTGATGTGGAGGTGGGTTATAACTGGGGCAAAGGCGGGTCGGATAATCCCGGCGGCCTGAAGAAGTGGAGGCCCAATGGCAAAGCATGACTACCTGAGTGACCGTGCTGCCAACTACAAGCTGATGAACGACATCAAGAACTGGTGGCGCAAGCGGGGACACTCGGTGAAGGTTTGGATGGAGCGGGGCATCGACCCCTCCAACGGCACCAACATTCATGTGATCCGCACCAACATCGTGCAATCAGTTGACAATGCAAGGAACCTTTATGTCACCGACCGATAAGATCGTCTCCTTCAAGATTTCTTCTGCGCCCAAGCCACTCGACACGCCGGCCCCCGAGGCAGAGGTTGCACCCCTGACTGAGACGGAAGCCGCTGTTGTCGATATGGCAATGTTCCTACTCGACAACAAGGAAAAGATTCAGAACTTCATCTGCGGCGTGGCCTGCGCTACCGACACGGTGGAGGACGACGAGATCGACACGGAGTTCCACCTAATCACATCACCTATTGATGCGCGCGACTATGCGTTGGCGCTCCGCCTCTTCGAAGATGGCTTCCGCCGTAACCTCGAACAGGTGATCGAAGAATGAACCGGAGTCCGTTCGCAACGCTGACCAATGGAATGGGGCGCACATTCGCCGTTCACTATAGTGCGATTATAGCTGTAGAACAGAATGATGATAGCTCTATCATCATAGTAAGGGTCGGCAACACTAAAGAGAACTACCGACTCATGACCCCTTACGACGAGGTGATGAGGGAACTGGAGAGGGCGCGGCGCGCGGAGATTGTGAGTTTTGGCGAATAGGTATCCCCGACCTGTTAGGTTGGGTGGCCCGGTTGTTGGTAGGTATGCCGACTTTGTGCCTGAGTTTGAGGCGAAAGTTCGGACTGCCGCCCAGCAATCGGGCATTTCTTTTGAGAAGGCTGTCCTCAAGAAGCTGAAGGCGATCTACGGCAAGGTCGAACAGTCGCCTTGGCTCTACTATAAGACGCCTAAGAAGAGTGGCATCTGTCAGCCCGACGGTCTGCTCTGGTTAGCGGACAATCACATCTGTATTGTTGAGATCAAGCTGACTTGGATGCGCCCCGTCAGGCAGAAGCTCATGCAGTTTTATGGACCTGTCGTGAAGGCGATCTATCCGGATGCTGAACTGTCGTACCTGCAAATCTACAAGAACGCGAGGACAGCTTCGCATAAGAAGGCCCTGAGCATTTATGCGCTTGACGAAATGCGGATGGGCAAGTACAAGGAATGCCAGTGGCTAGGCATATGAAGGAGACGCCATGCTGCCTACTGTGAAGTTCAAGCTGCTGTCGCCCCAAGCGCGCATGCCTACCAAGGCTACGGCGGGCGCGGCCTGTTATGATCTGTATGCCAATGACACGGTATGCATCGACGACATGCGGACCTTCAAGGTGATTGGCACCGGAGTAGCTATTGAGTTGCCGCCCGGCTATGTGGGCCTAGTGTGTTCGCGGTCAGGGCTGGCTGCCAAGAATGGCATCTTCGTGCTGAACGCGCCCGGCGTCATCGACGAGGATTACCGAGGGGAACTGAAGGTGATCTTGGGCCGGCTGGCCTATACGCCGCAGTGGCCCAGTGAAAACTATACTATGGTGGAGCCGGGTATGCGGATCGCCCAGCTTATGGTGATGCCCGTGCCGCAACTTGCGGTTGAAGAAGTGACATATCTTTCAACAACAGATCGCGGTGAAGGCGGTCTTGGATCGACAGGAGTTTGATATGATACTGACGAAGGTTGCCATTACGGCGGCGCTGCTGTTCGTGACGGTGGCGATGGTGCTGACGGCTTGTGATGATGAGTGGGCCGACACCTTCAAGCGGTTCGATTGGGTGGACAAGACGATTGTTGGGTGCGCGATGGCCGGTGCGGCGTCCGCGCTGTCGGCGTTCCTGTTCTTCGTGTGGGGTATCTGACATGAATGCGGTGGAGTTGCCTGATGGCAATCCCAAGACCGTGCATGGCATGTCGAAGCCTGGCATTGAGGGCGTGCCTACGGCGCCCCTCTTTCAGGTGGGCGAGGTCATGCGGCTAGGCATCCGGAAGTATGGCCTGACCAACTGGCGGCATGAGCCGGTGTCTGCATCCGTCTACTACAATGCTGCGATGCGGCATGTTATGTCGTGGTGGGATGGTCACACTCTGGATCAGGAAAGTGGGCAGCCCCATCTGGCGCATGCGGTGGCGTGCCTGCTGATCCTGCTGGACGCGAAGACCAGTGACGACCTGATTGATGACCGGCCTCGCTGTGGCATGACCGCTACGCTGATTGAGCAGGCGGCGAAGCGGAGGTCGGAGCCATGAGCGTCAAGACTGTGCTGGTCGTCCCGGATACGCATGCGATGCCGGGCGACGATCTGGATCGGCTCAAGCAGTTGATGGCTTGGCTGGTTTGGCGCAAGATCGAACTGACTGATGTGGTGCATCTCGGGGACCTGTGGGATTTCGGGTCCCTGTGTACGCACGATATGGATGATCCAGAGTGGTATCATCGGTCGCTGGAAGATGACATTCAGGCAGGGCTGGATGGCCTAGATTTGATGCAGTCCATCTTCGAGGCGACCGGCGCCAAGAACTTCTACTTTGTAGAGGGCAACCACGAAGACCGCTACAACAAGTGGATGAAGTCGGACAACAGGCTGCTGACTTCGGGCTTCCCGAAGACGGTGGCGTCTCTGGTGAAGCAGCGGAGGCCCACATTCCCGGTCAAGTATCAGCCGTTCCTGAAGCCGCTGATCTTGCACGGGGCTGTGTTCCAGCACTACTTTGTCAGTGGGCTGATGGGTCGGCCGCAGGGTGGTGAGCACCATGCCAATAACTTGTTGAAGTCACAGCATACTTCCTGTGTATGTGGACATTCGCATCTGCTGTCTACGGCGACTAGGACTAAGGCCGATGGCAGTAAGATCAATGCGCTGGTAGGTGGCTGCTTTGTCGATCCCGAGGGGGACTTCGGGTACGCCAAGGCGTCCAAGAAGATGTGGTGGAATGGGGTCCATCTACTGCACTTTACTGGGCCGGGTGCCTTCGACGTCGAGTCTGTCTCCATTGAAAGACTGTACAATTCGTGATATAATGGGGGCATGGCGAAGTCCCCTGCTTGGCAGCGCGCCGAAGGCAAAGACCCGAAAGGTGGGTTGAATGCTAAAGGGCGCGCTGCCTACAACCGAGCGAATCCCGGCAAGCCCGGCCTCAAGCCTCCCGCTCCGAACCCCCGGACCAAGGAGGATGCGGGCCGGCGCAAGTCATTCTGTGCCCGTATGCAAGGTGCCAAGAAGAAGCTGACTTCGGCCAAGACCGCCAACGATCCGAACTCCCGGATCAACAAGAGCCTACGGGCATGGAACTGTTGAGATGCCGCTAGTCAAGGGTAAGTCTGACAAGGCTGTAAGCAAGAACATTCGGACGCTGGTGGGGGACTTCGAGAAGTCCGGACGGATTGGTACGTCGAGGCCAGCGAATAAGGCGGCGGCTACGAAGCAGGCCGTAGCGATTGCCCTTCAGAAGGCCGGTAGGCAGAAGGCTAAGTAGGGTGCCGGGTCCGCTGCTCGCTCTGCTGCCGAGCCTGTTGCCCGCCATTACCGAGGTGCTGGATCGGGTAGTGCCCGATCAGGCGGCGGCTGCCAAAGCCAAGCTGGAAATGGAAGCCAAGCTGCTGGAGGCCGCGACCGCGCAGGCTGGTCAGCAGGCGGCGATCAATCAGGTTGAAGCCGAGCATGCGTCCATCTTCGTGTCGGGATGGCGCCCCTTCATTGGCTGGGTGTGCGGCGCTGGATTGGCATGGGCCTTCCTGCTGGCACCGATGCTGGCCTGGTTGCTGCCGGCGACTGGTGTGGTAGCGGTGTTGCCTGCTCTACAGATGGAGTATCTGTTGGAGTTGGTGGTGGCGATGCTGGGCCTAGGCGCACTGCGCTCCTTCGAGAAGATGAAGGGTGTGGCTTCCCGGTGAGTTACTATAGTTATCTGAGGGGTGGCAAGAAGTCAATGCCGGAAACGGAACTGCCTGCGGCGCTGGAATATTTGGCGTGGGACATGGTGCCCCCGAGCGTGTGGACTTGGAAGAACTTCAAGCCGCGCGAACTCGCGTGCAAGGGGACGGGCCGCATCAGGTTGCAGCGCAAAGCCCTTGATGCGTTGCAGGCGTTGAGGGAGGCGGTGGGCAAGCCGATGGTGATTGCGTCGGCCTATCGGAGTCCAGAGCATAATGCGGCGGTGAAGGGTTCCCCTACCAGCCGGCATATGTTTGGCGATGCTTTCGATGTGATGATGACAGGCCACGATCCCAAGACATTCGAGGAAGCTGCTAGGCGGGCAGGCTTCCGAGGATTCGGATACTATCCGAAGTCTAGCCCGCCGTTTATGCACATTGATATGGGACCGGCCCGCAAGTGGGGTACGCCCTTCAACCCCAAGGATACCGACAATGAAGCGTAAGGTCAAGTTCCAAGAAGGCGGCGCCGTCGAAGAACCGTCGTCCCGCAGGCGAAAGTTGCGGGAAACCATGAACAAGATGAGCCGTGAAGGGGGTCGTCTCCGCGCCGCAGAGCGTGCCCGCGAACGTCAGGTGGCGGAGCGTGCTGGGGAACGTGCTGCTGCTGCCGAACGGCGTGCGTCTCAGCGTGCGGATGCCGAGTTGAGCAGGCAGCCTGCCGCATACGAGTCTGATAGGCGCCGCAACATTGGGCCGCAAGCTGGCCGCCCGGACTTCACGACCGATCCGCAGGGCACGACACGGCGGGGCGCTGCTACCGGGCGTGAGATAGTGCCGTCTCGCGAAGCCGCTCCGGCCCGCCCGTCTGCCAGTCGAGCACTGGCTGAAGTTGCGACGCCTCGTCAGATGCCGCTTGGCAGCCCGCGCGCTCCGGTAGGCGGCAACCTTGCTGCGCTTGCAGCCACGACTGGTGCCTCGCTCATGGAGCCGCTGGTGAATTACGGACGGGGATTTGCGGAGCGCAGGGGTGCCGAGGCTGATGCCCGGCGCGAAGCGAACCTTCAAGCGTTCCGGGCCCAGCAGCAGGCCGCGCCTGTTGCCGCTCCCGCCGCAGGCTCCACGCCGAGTGCCCCTTCTGCCCCGCGACCTGTTGCGCGACCTGCGCCAGTCCGTCCGCGCATTCGGGAGATGTCGGCTGACGAACTGAATGAGATGGAACTGCGTCGCATCCGGGCCGAGCGCCAGATGGAAGACGACGAGATGCGCCGCCGAGCCCCGCGAGAGGAAGACATGGGCGGCTCCGGGAATATTGGCGCGGCGTCTGCGCGTGAGCGTGGTGAGCAAGTGGGACCGCCCGGCCAGTACAATATGAAGAAGGGTGGCATGGTGCCGGCCCCGAAGAAGATGAAGAAGGGTGGCGCTGTTGCCAAGCCCAAGACTAAAGCGATGCCGTTCAAGAAGGGCGGCGCTGTGAAGGGCAAGAAGTAAGGTGCCTGGCAGTATGAAGTATCGGGAGGGCGGCCCGGTTCCTAAGCGCCGCCCTCAACCTAGTCCGCGCCCAAGGGCTACGCCACCGCCACGCTCGCCGGGTATGACGGAAGAAGAAGTGCTGAATGACCGCTCGTTCAAGCACCCAAATATTCGTGAGCCCATGATGCGGGAGGGTGATCCGCGCTTCGACTTTGGGCGCGAAGGAATGAGAGATCCCTCGAACTTTGAGGGCATGTTTGAATTGCGCGAGAGGCGCCGCACTGAACCCACTCGACTCAAGAAGGGCGGTGTTGTAAAGAAGAAGGCCGGCGGCATGGTCGGCAAACCCAAAGGGAAGAAGTGATATGAAGTGCGGAACGAAGAATATGAAGGTTGGCGGCAAGGTAACTGCCAAGCCGGTTAAGATGCAGAAGGGCGGCATGGTGCCCTGCAAGTCGTGCCCGAATCCGGCGGCGTGTCGGAAGGCAGGCATGTGCCTGAAGGGCCGTGGCTAAGACGCCTTCCCGCGTTAACGAAGCGTGCAACTATACGAAGCCGACCATGCGGAAGCGCCTCTTTGAAAAGATCAAGGCAGGCGGCAAGGGTGGTCGGCCGGGGCAGTGGAGCGCCATCAAGGCGTCTATGCTTGCCAAAGAGTACAAGGCCAAGGGCGGCGGGTTCACTTCGTGAAGAAGCCCCAGAAGTCACTGACCAAATGGCTGGGCGAGGAATGGCAAACTCGCAGTGGCAAGCCCAGCACACAGGGGCCGGAGGCTACGGGCGAACGCTTTTTGCCCAAGGCGGCTATCAAGGCCATGCCTCCGGCAGTCTATGCGGCAAGCACGGCGGCGAAGCGGAAGGCGACCAAGGTT